ATCTCTCACATACTTCTTTTTTTTAAGAAGCGAGTAGCACAGCAGTGATTATTCCAGATGCTGTGCGCAACCGGTAAGGAAAAAGGGACAAAATTGAATCAATCCGCAGTAGCTCAGCGGTAGAGCGATCGGCTGTTAACCGATTGGTCGCAGGTTCGATCCCTGCCTGCGGAGTACGGGCTTCCATAGCTCAGTAGGTAGAGCACTTCCATGGTAAGGAAGAGGTCGCCGGTTCGAGCCCGGCTGGGAGCTTAACTTAGAAACATTGATATGACGCGGTTCTTGATAATTTCAAGAATCGCGTTTTTCTTTTTTCTGCTGTTTTTTTGACGGCATTTTGACGGCAAACATGTAAAATTTAATGTTTTTTAGTGGTCTTTATTTGTTTTAAATAAAACTTCGTCCAATTTTGTTGCGGCCAATTCGTCAGCCTTTTTGAATACATGTCCATATACATTCATTGTTGTTTTTATGTCCGAATGGCCAAGTCGTTCCGAAATCACTTTTGCATGAACTCCCTCATTGATTAATAAGGTTGCCGATGTGTGACGCAACGCATGGAAATTTATATATTTTAGGCCATGACGTTTAATGAACCTTTTCCACCAATTTTGAAGGGAGTAGGGATTATAAGGTTTTCCGTCTTCGTGTGCCAATACAAAGTTATATTTACCGTCCATCCACAGAGTTGACGAGTTATCGCGTTCTGTTTCACGTTGAGAATATAATCTTTTAATCGGATCGACCAAAGCTTCCGATATGACCACATCCCGAATCCTTGCCGATCTGCTTCCTTTTTTAATTTCATGAATTTGATACCCGGAATGCTTTGAATAGGTGAGGGCTTGCCGGATATGAACAATCCGATTGTCTAGGTCAATATGCTTAAATTCCAGCCCGAGAAGTTCTGACCGCCGCATTCCGGTGGTGACGGCCAGCTTGATGATGACTTGCCAATGTAATGGTTCTGTTTCCAAACATTTAATTAGACGGGCGGCCTCTTCCGGCGAATATACTTCAATATCCTTATATTCCACTTTTGGTTTCTTCACGCCTTCGAGTGGGGATTCTTTGATCAGTTTGATTTCTTTCGCATAGTTAAAGATATTATTTAAAATCCGGTAATGATAAAAAATGGTGCTACTGGACAATTTTCCTCCTTTTCCGTCGGCTCGCATGCCTTCTTCTTCCAGGTTTCTCAAAAAGTCTATAATATGTTTTGGCTTTATTTGGTCCAATCGTAAGTATTGAAATGCAGGTAGTATCCTTAAATTTAAATATCTGATATGAGTTGTTAGTGTGGTATGAGACAAACGTTTTTCTGCAACTGGTAGCCATTCTTTTTGCACAAATTCAACAAAGTTGATTTTTTCAGGTTCAAAATAGTTATTTCCTGTTATTTCGGCGACAAATTTGGCCAATTCTAAATCTGCTTGTCTTTGATTTTTTGCTGAAATTTCCTTGAATTTTCGAATACGTTTTCTCTTCCCTGTCTTAGGATCTACATAGCTCCCTAAATTTACTTCCAATTGCCACTTTCCGTTTCCTCGAGGTCTTGCATATCCTTTGGCCAATTTTTTATACCTCCCAAAACAGAATGTATGTTCTGTTGTTGGCTTAAAAGAAAAGCTCGAAAATCTACTTTGTTCGCCTCATTGTTCCCCTGTCTAGACCTCAAAAAAACCCCATATTATCGTGTTGAACGATTAAAAGGGGATGGGAAGAAGTTGGGATCTATCATTAATTAAACAAAAAATTTTTGACGCTCTGTCCTTGTAACTATCGAATAAATTGAGGCCATTTTATGATGTACTATATTATTCATACTTGCTTCAGAGAAATATCGAAATTCTTCAACTACTTGTTGAGCAATACTTTTATTTAAACCATGGTTATTAATTAGATAATTTACCAATCGCCAATATAAAGCTTGATAAGATATTTGTACTTTCTTTTTTATTTGGAAATAATGAAGACCGTTCTGAAGGAGATGAAGTACAATGGAGTTTGGTAAAATTAATTGAGCTGCAAAAACATTAGCCTGCATCTCTAATTCATTCAAAGTATTATCATCAATATCTTTGGAGCGATCTGTAAACTTAGATTGTTTATCTCTATGTAAAAAATAATGGCCTAATTCGTGAGCAATGGTGAAATTTCTGCGTTCGGCTATTAGTGTAGAATTATATACAATCGTTTTTTCATATTCATCAACGATTAACATTCCGCATAAATTTTCACTTTTAAATGGATATGAATCTAAAAATATATTTTCCTGATCAATTATTCTCACTAATAGCGAATCACATCTATAAGTCATAAAATCGCCAAAAAAATAACTGTTTTTCGCAAAAACACGTTCAGCGGTTTCTATTGCTTTTCGTATTAAATCCATTTGCCCACATCCATTCACCACACTCATTTTTTATTTCTGGATATTCTTTTCATTCTCACTTCTAAATAGTCTTTAATGTCTTCTTCTAATTCTTCAATTTCTTCTTCAGATAAATCGGTGTTAGATTGTCGTAACCAAGCTTTTAAATGATCTGTGTTGGATTGATTGTTGTTGGGCAAATCGGTCCTCCCTAATAAATAATCTGTTGAAACTTCAAAAAAATCAGCTATCTTTTGGAGGGTTAAACTATCTGGTTCGCGTCTTTCTTGTTCGTACATTGCATATGTGGTACGAGCTACTCCGATCCTGTTCGCAACATCTTCTTGAGTTAATCTTTTTTCTTTTCTTAATTTCCTCAATCGCTCAGCGAACATTTTTCACCATCCTTCCTTGTTATTATTATAACGACACAAAATGTGTAATTAAATAAAATACACAAAAAGCGTAATTTAGTATTGACAATACACAAAATGTGTAGTAAATTATAATCGACAACTACACGAAATGCGTAATTAAGGGGGTGTTAATATGAGAATGTGGCTTAAACAAAAACGAGAAGAATTGGGGCTAACACAAGAGCAAGTGGCTGCAAGCGCTAAGATAGCTCGAACAACATATGCGATGATAGAGCAAAATCAGAGAGATCCAAGTGTAAACGTTGCAAAAAGAATAGCTAAAACATTGAACTTTGAATGGACCCTTTTTTTTGAGGACCAACTACACGAAACGCATAGTAAATCAACAGCATAAGTGAAACTTAAGTTCAAATTAAAGGAAGGTGTACAGGAATGAATCAGCTACAAAGAATCTTCGTTTTCAACGGTAAACCCGTGCGGACTCTGGTGATCAATAACGAACCTTGGTTTGTTGCGAAAGACGTAGCTGAAATTTTGGGATTTGACCACACGCCAACTTTAACGAGAACGCTTGATGATGACGAAAAGGGGGTACACATTATACACACCCCCGGCGGCAACCAGCAAATGACAATCATAAATGAACCGGGGTTATATTCAGCCATCTTAAAAAGCCGAAAACCCGAAGCCAAACAATTTAAGCGCTGGGTCACGCACGAAGTTATCCCAACGATCCGTAAACACGGGGCCTACATGACGCCTGAAAAGATTGAGGAAGTACTTCTAAATCCAGACACAATAATCAAACTTGCTACTGAGCTCAAAGAAGAACGACAAAAACGTTTAGCAGCTGAGCAAACGCTTGAGAAACAAAAACCACTTGTGAGCTTTGCTGAAACTTGCATGGCTTCTGATAAAAGCTTATTGGTCCGTGAAGTCGCAAAATTGATATCTAAGCAAGGAATCCATATAGGCGAGCGTCGGCTTTACCAGAAGCTACGGGAATGGAAACTTATCTTCCCGGGTAAAAACGAGCCGTATCAAGAGTACATCGATCGAGGTTATTTTGAGATTTCGCAGGGTGTAAAAGAAACCGAAAAGGGATCCTTTACATGGTTGACCATGAGAGTGACACCCAAAGGTCAAATGTATATCATCAATCGTTTGAAAAAAGAACAAGAACAAAAGGCGGTGATATAAATGCAAACCATGACCACAAAAGAAGCAGCTGAATATCTCGGTGTTTGTGTGAATACCCTTCGGCGATATGTCCACGAAGAAGGGTTGCCGGTGCTTAGATTTCCGGGACGGCGCAAATGGATTTTCCGGAAGGATCTGATCGACGAATGGATAGAGCGTCGGTCACAGCCTGAAGTTTACATCAACAACCAAAAACAGCAAGATTACGGAAAGCTTCGTGTTTTGATGCCTTAGTCTATTTCTATTTTAATTCCTCCCAACAAACAAGAGTATTCCAACTCGGAATAGGGAGGTGAGAACAGTTTGCGTTTTGGGGGGATATTGAAAGCGGCAAGACAAAGGGCCGGATTATCGCAAGAAGAACTTGCACACAGATTGAACATCAATCAGTCTGATGTGAGCAAATTTGAGAATGATAAGAAGGTCCCTGATGTGTTGACATTCATCCAGTGGATTCAACAAACGAGCGCACAGGAAGTGATGGTTGCTTTTCTATATGGGATGGATGGTATGTCTATGATTCAAAATCTTTTACCAATGATAGGAGGGTTTATCAGTTGGATTTAATCAAGGAGCATTTTCTTCCCCAGGACGAACGAGAAGCAACAGCTGAAATGATGTGCGCTACATACTGCTTAGATCAAGCGAGATATGCAGTGCTTCGAGAGGACTACAAAAAAGCGTTGGCATACTTCGAGAACGCAACAAGATCCATTAGAGAATTGGCAAGACTGAACGAGAAGAAAAAAACCCACGAGAAACTAGAAAAAATGATTTCTGAATTGGCAAAATCCAGTGGCTTTGAAGCATACCGAAAGGAGCTGGGGTTGTGAAGGCTACGACTCTCAATGAGCTGGAGGGAAAATACGGAAAAGAATTGGTAGAACAAATTAAACAGGAAATCGAAATTTGCCATGAATACGGTTATAAATTTGGGTTTTGGATTGATGAAAATGAAGGTTTTATCATCGACAAGGTCTTCTTTGTTACACCTCATGAAGCTGTGATTTTCGAGGTTATTGAAGAAGGAAAAATTTGTATGGGGAAACACAGAGTAACTCGCAGCGATTGTAAGAAGGCAATCGAGAGAATGGACAGAATATGGGAGCGTGAAATAAATTGCTCTACGCATACATCACATTGATGTTTATCTTTGCGACAGTAATTTGCATCAAAGACTTAATTAGAACAGAAACAGAGTACCAGAAAGCACAAAAAAAGCGATAGCTGAGCTACCGCAGATTCCCTAATTCCATTCTATACGACGGGTCCGAGCCCGTCAACCACGGGGTAGTGGCGGAATAGGTAGACGCTACTGGGGATTGACGCTCTTCTGCGTATAATCCGTGGAGTTGCGAAAGGGTCGAGGGGGTTCGCAACATGCAGGGTGCAAATCCCTGCCTACCCCTTACCAAAGAAAAAAGGAGGTGAAACCATGGATCTGGAACATCCTGTTGTAACCGCAATCCGCCGGCATGGATACCCGAAAACTCAGAAAGAGCCACTTGGAATGGACGACTTAGGAAACACCATTTACCCGGGGGACGAGCTTTTAGTCATTGATGACTATAAGTTCGTAAAAGATGAGCTTTTCTATGAAACGGTTCAGGTCCTTGAAATTTTAGGGGCCGAAGAAAAAATCGCAAAATAAAAGCCCCTGTTGCAGCAGGGGCCCAGTTAAAACCCATATGAAAAATAGCTTTGCTTTCATTATACCACGAAAGAGGTGGTGTGCAAAATGGCGAAAGTATTGGCCAACACGTCAGACATGACCCACGAGGAATGGCTGAAAGAAAGAACACATGGAATCGGCGGATCCGATGCAGCGGTAATTTTAGGTCTGAACAAATGGAAATCTCCGATGCAGCTTTACATGGAGAAAATCGGCGAAATTGAATCTGACGAGTCATCGGAAGCTGCATATTGGGGACAAGTCCTTGAGGATGTCATCGCTAAAGAATTTGCTCGTCGAACTGGAAAAAAAGTTCGAAACCGATATGCAATCCTTCGACATCCTGAATATCCATGGATGTTGGCCAACGTGGATCGGCTGATCGTTGGCGAGAGGGCGGGCCTTGAATGCAAAACGGCCAGCGAATACCTCAAGGACGAATGGGCTGGCGATGAAGTTCCTGCGCCGTATCTCATCCAATGCCAGCACTATATGGCTGTGACTGGATTTGATGTTTGGTGGATCGCCGTATTGATAGGCGGAAACAAGTTTCAGTACAAAAAGATCGAGCGAGACGAAGAGATCATCCAAATGCTAATCGAAGCGGAAGAAGAATTTTGGAACGGACACGTCGTTCCACGAATTCCGCCGGAATTCGACGGATCGGAGGCGTCCGAGAAACTGCTTCGATCACTCTACCCAAAAGCAGAACCGGAATCCGAGACCGAGCTCCCGGGAGAAGCTGACAAGCTGATTGAAGCGCTTGAACAGGTGAACGCGGAGATCAGCGAACTCACCGAACTTAAAAAAGCATATGAAAACAAACTTAAAGGAATGCTTGGTGAGTTTGAACGCGGGATAGCATCTAACCACATTGTCACGTGGAAAACGTACACATCAAATCGCATCGATACCAAGCGTCTCAAGGCTGAACGTCCTGACATTTATGAACAATATCTCAAGTCGTCTATATCTCGAAGATTCACAATTAAGGAGGTCAAATAATTATGGCTACAAACGCTACTCTCAAGAAAGAAATCGCCAATAAAACCCAATCACAAGCCCAAAACAAGCCGGCAAATCCGGCGAATACGATCGCACACTATCTCAAAAAAATGGGCCCGGAGATCGAAAAAGCCCTCCCGAGGCATCTTGATGCAGAACGCATGGCGCGGATCGCTTTAACCACGATACGAACGAATCCGCAACTTTTGCAGGCTTCCATCCCGAGCTTGCTTGGTGCTGTTATGCAGGCTGCACAGCTCGGATTGGAACCTGGATTGATCGGGCATTGCTATTTCGTTCCTTTTCGGAATGGAAAAACGGGGCAAACCGACGTCCAATTCATCATTGGCTATAAAGGAATGATAGACCTTGCCCGTAGATCCGGACAAATCCAAAACATCTATGCCCATGTTGTATATGAAAAGGACGAATTCGAATATGAGCTCGGGTTAGAGCCGAAATTGAAGCATAAGCCGAGCATGGAAGCAGACCGCGGCAAAATGATCGGTGTTTATGCCGTGGCCCACTTCAAAGACGGAGGCTACCAATTCGAATTCATGCCAAAAGAAGAAATCGAAAAACGCAGGAAACGTTCCAAAGCGGCCGACAAGGGACCGTGGGTGACGGACTATGAAGAAATGGCGAAAAAGACCGTCATCCGCCACATGTGGAAGTATTTGCCCATTAGCATCGAGATTCAACAGGCCGCGGCACAAGATGAAACATACAGGAAGGATGTTACCGATGATGCCCATTCGGTCTATGAAGATGCAATCGATGTGGAATTTTCGGTGCAAGATAATCTGAACGAAGAACAAAAAGAAGAGCAAAAAAGCACCGATGAAGGCGCCGAACAAGCGGAGATCGATTTTGAATGATGAAGCAAGTTCCATACCGCGTCCTTCTTCCCGGTTGGATCCGGGAGAAGGCGCGGGATAAGGAAGAATTCAAAAGACTGGTTTTGGAGTACATGAAACGATATCCGGAATACCGTGTGAAAAAGGTAGTAGGCGATTTTGCGATATGTGAGAGAAAATGACTTCTTAAGCGCTCCAAAAGGAGGCGAGGTTATGCAGCAAGGCCAAGGGTGGATCAAAATCTATCGAAAAATTTTGGACAGCGATATATGGCATGACGTGACGACTTTCAGATTATTTTTCTATTTGTTGATTAAAGCGTCACATGAGGACGGTGTCCAAGTCAATGGAATCGAACTCAAAAGAGGCCAATGGCTGCGCTCTTATCGAAACCTCGCCAAAGACCTTGCCTACAAAGAGGGAAGGGGGTTGAAGGAATATTCTATCAACACAATTCACAAAGCGATCGGTAAACTCCAAAAAGCCGGAATGGTTACTGTACAGGAAACTGAACTGGGAACACTATTCACCATCGTAAACTATGCGAAATATCAAGGTTTGTCGGACGGTGAAAATAAAACTGTGAACGGAAGTGAGAACGAAGAGAGAACGCAAAACGCCGAAACTGGGAACAATAACAAGAATGCATATATAAACAAGAATGCAAAGAATAATAAAGAATATACACACCAAATCAAAGATTTGGTTGCGTACTTCTCAGCTCAAATTAATGGATTCATAGAATTGAACAAAAAATATTGGGACGTAATTCGAGAAACACGGAAGTCTGGCGAGGTCTCTAAAAGCGTCATCTACAAAACGATGGCGAAATGGAAAAAGTATTCGCCGGTGGTCATTGAATATGCGCTTAAATCTCATATCCTTTTGCACGCTGGGAAAAGGGAAGAGTATACCATCGGGATCATGCGAAACACGGATGAACACGAGGCCAGGCGTGGTCTGATCAAGCTGAGAAATAAAGGTGGTGGAGGCGTTGGAGGCTATCAATCAAACAATCCAGAAGGTCCTCAATACGACTATGGATTCTAATTTTCAGATCGTGCGGGAATACGTTTGTGAGGGTTGCGGGAACAAGGTGCAGGTAATTCGAACCAAAGCCCTGCTCGGGCCAAATAAAGGGGAATGGTTCGAATCCAAAAAGGGTTGCGACTGCGAAGTCATTGAGTTGATCCAAAAACAACAGCAAGAAGCGAAAAAATCCCGCATAAACCGGATTTTCGAGGAAAATAGCTTAATCAATCCGGCTTTGCGGGAGGCGACCTTTGAAAACTTTGAACCGGGTGAATTCCGGCTGGCATACGAAAAAGCCAAGAAATACGTTGATGAATTCGACATAAACAAGCCCCGGAATCTCTTATTTCAGGGCACGTTCGGAACGGGGAAAAGCCATCTGTCCGTGTCGATTGCAAAAGCACTTACGGAAAAAGGTTATACCGCAATTTTTATCTCCACACCTAAATTATTAACAAAAATCCGGAACACATACAACAAAGATAGCGAGATCAACGAGGAACAAGTGATTAACGCTCTCGCGAATGCTGATTTGGTGGTTTTCGACGATATCGGAGCAGAAGGTATATACGAAGAAAACGGGAGAATTTCTGGATGGGCCCTTCAAAAGCTGTTCGAAATCATCGACCAAAGGGCCGGAAAGCACAATATCTATACCACAAATCTCACATCGGCGGAATTTGAAAGAACGAAAGAATTGCAGCGAATATTTTCCCGGATGCTGATGAATTCAGAGCCAATCATTATGAACGGGACGGACTACAGGCGACGGAAGTTTTTGAAGGAGGCGAAGTGAATGTGTGAACTTTGCTGTGGTTCCCACGTTGTACCGGTCCGGATCGGCGCCATCATCGAATTTTACGACTGCCCAAACTGCGGGCCGATGCCGGAAGAAAAATTCCAGAAAATGATGGACGAACTGGAAAAGAAAATCAAAGAAGCTGAAAAGAAATTCTATGCGGAGGTGAGATAGATGGGTCAGCTCTACAAAACTGTCAATCTAGTTCAAGAAATGAAAAAGCAAGCTATGATCGACGAGTTGGTCAAAATGGGCATAATCAAAAATCCGGCGGCCCTCGAGGGGAAAGACTACCACGACATCAAACAGCTGCTTGCCGCGGCGCTAGTGAAAATCGAAAGTCCGGAAAATGAGTGGTTTTGAGGTGGTCATATGTTACAAGAAAGTATGGCTATCACAGCACTGGAAAACCAATACATGACCAAAAGTCGCCAGAAGGTCGTTGTCATACTTGAAGATCTGGATTTTGTTTGGGACGAAAAAGACTTGATCCGCCTTCGGGAAATGTATGCGGATGGTGCGAATATTTGGCAAATGAACGAAGTGTTTCAGCGGGAGAATGAATTGGAAATCCTTTTGGCGTTGATTCATTTGTGGAAGAAGGGGCGGATCCCCGGGATTGATCTAAAACGGCTTTTCGGGAAGACAAAAAAATGTCAACCCGCGAGGAGTTGACGGAATAATGCCAACGAAAGGAGGCGAATGGAAATGAACAATCATGAAATCGATCGCCTTGTCGCTGAAAAGGTGATGGGGTGGGATCTTTATGTTTCTCCTTATGGTTCTTGGTATTGCACAGGAAAAGCCTATATCCCAAATTCAAAGTTTACACCAACGACCGAAATCAAAGACGCTTGGCAAGTGGTGGAGAAATTGAAAATCGAAGTTATACCTCTAGCTGGCCAGCCCCCAAAAAATATGCGGTATCAGGCGAAAATATATAATCGGCAATTGGGAAAATGTTATGAGGCTTTTGCGGAAACTGCCCAACTGGCAATATGCTTAGCCGCCCTAAAAGCGGTAGGTGTGGAGGTGGAAGGAGATGACTGATCGCGAATACCTGGACGAACGTGAGCGTGGTGGGAAGAAAATGAATGAAATTTGCCCAACCTGCAACGGAAGTGGTGGAATTGATGTGTTCGAAGATTCGATCGGAGAAATAGTTACAATCCCTTGCCCGGATTGCGGAGGAGTGGGGGAAGCAATGAATGTGAAATGAATCTATAAAACTTGTTCTAAGCGAGGAGGTATAAGAATGAGTAAATGCTATTTCTGTGGGGAGCCGACAGAAGGACGGAAATTTGTCGGCAAGAATTTTTTCACAAATGAGAAAGAAGAATTTGATGTCTGTGAGAACTGCTTTGGTCCGGATCTAGAAGAGAGTGAGCGGGAACATGAAGAACATCATGGATCCGGGGAAACAGGGTCTATGAAATCGTGAGGGGCGCATCCAAATATAACACGATGCGGAAGTTGCGGGAAAGGTATTTAAACAGAAATTGGGTACAAGTAGGAGAGATCCGTGAATATGACAGGGGATATGCAGCACTAGTGGTTAAGGAAGTGAAACGATGATTAGGTTTACGGTTTACGGCGAGCCGGTTGCCCAGGGCCGCCCACGGGCAAGCCTGGTAAATGGACACGTCGTAATGTATGACCCGAAAAAATCCCGAGACTACAAACACTATATTCGATTGGTGGCATCGCAACACAAACCTGAGAAGTTACTTACCGGGCCCATATCCATGAAAGTGGCAATCTATAAACCTACTTTGAAAAGTTTCAGCAAGAAAAAGAGAGTGGCAGCGGAAAAGGGGGAACTGCGGCCCATAACTAAGCCCGACGTCGATAATTACGTAAAAGCTATCAAGGATGCCCTGAAAAGCGTAATTTGGAAAGATGACAGCCAAGTGGTAGATCTCCATATTTCCAAGTGGTACAGTGATACGCCGAGGATAGAGGTAGTGATTGAAGAATTGGGGATCCAAAAGGAGGAGGTTTTATAACAATGATTAAAATTTATTTTCAACTTTACGACAAAAATGGTGAAGAGACAATTGTATCTCATAACTATAATGGTGAATTAAAAGATGTTGAAACGTATACCAAAGAATATGCAAAAGAATATCTAAAAGATTTTTATAACATTGATGAGGTTAAATGGGAAATAGTCGAAGTAAGGGGTACTGGCTTATTGTCAAGAACACAATCGGATGGATGACAAAAATAAAAAAACCGGGCCCACTCCCGGCGGAAATGTTCTACTTCAATTTTAGCACGGGAGGGGTCCATATGAAAATAGATACCGAGAAAATGATAGCAGAGATCTCGCTTCTGGAGAATGCTGTATATCGTGTCATAGATGGGCGGATTCAGAAAATAGATCGACCGGGTAGTGGATTCGGGAAACAAACGATCATTTGGCAGAACGGGAAGCCTGTTGTTTGTGAAATTAGTTATACAGTGAAGTGAGGGAAAAAAATGAATGAATGTTCAAATTGCGGAGACTATTACTTTGTTGGAGAAGGATTTCCGGAAGATGAACGGGAATGCTGTTGTAGCCCTGAATGTTGGATAGAGTTTACAAATAATGAATTTAATTAAAAAAACATGCTACCGGAACAACCGGGGCACTTAATGACTGGAATGGTCATTGAGTGCCCTTTTCTCTTTGTAAGGGGGTCGGAAAATGAGAAAGAAGAACATCATCAAAACCAGCTACTGCAAAGGCTGTATTTGGCTCGTAGATGGCCGTCTGTGCTGTGTGAGGGGTTATGGTTGGGTGGCAGAGAAAAAGGCGAAGGGGGGGCAAAAAAATGGCTCTGACGAAGCGAGAAATTGAAAATATCCTCAAAAACTATCATTGGATGCTGAACTCTATCAAAATCATGCGGGAACAAATGGATGATGAAGTCAGCAGCAAAACGGCCATGTACGGGCTGGACGCAAGTCTGCCAAGGCCGAAGGGGAACCCGGGTGATCCGGTATTTGCGGATGTTGTTAGACGGTCGAAACATTGGAAGAAGATCGAGCAGTATGAAAAAAAGGTCGCTGCCATTCAAAAATTCATTGATTGTATTACAGATGAACGTGAATATGAAGTCTTGAACTGGATTATGGAGGGGAAGGGGTACAGATGGATAGCAAGGCATATGGGGCTTTCTGAAGCTCATATCAGACGAATTAAAGATTCTATTGTCGATCAGATCTTTAAAAAGTCGCAAATGTCGCAAACGACGCAAAGGACGCAAACGTCGCAAACGGCGTAAACGTCGCAGATTTTTTATTTCAAAATTTTGTGTGTAAACTATGAGGTAGGACCGGGGCGGCCTAGAGCTCCGGGTTCAGAAAATTCATTCGGTCTGAAACCGGCTGCGGATCCGGAAGTAGGACCTTACCGGCCATTCATCGTTGATGAGTGGCTTTTTTCATTGTCTGCCTCGTCGCAGACTTTTCCCACCGGCACTTTTGCCGGTGGTTACTTGCTACCTTTAGGTGGTGATGAAATGAAGTGGACGAGCGAAGAACACAACCACCTGCTGGAACTCGTACAGAAGCATGGGACGCGGTGGCAATACATTGCGCAATTGATGACACAAAAATTCGGGAAAAGATTTCGCGCGGAGCAATGTCGGGCGAGATTTCGGATGTATCCTGAAAAAGAAAAGCCTATCGAGTACAAGGAAACACATGAGATTTTGCCAGACGGCAGCCACCGGTCGGACAAGCTGATCCGGATGAATTCGGAACAAGCAAAAGATGTGGAATTCCTGCTCAAGGCGCATGGATTTGACGTAAATGAGTGGGAGCTCGTCAGCGCCAGGAATAACATCTGGAACGTTTACTCGAAACAAGATGGAATACAGGTCCTTTATTCTTCAAAAATTACAGTCAAGCCAAAGAAACAGGCATTTGATGAATATGTTCTTGAGAGAATCATAAATAGATTGCCAAAAATAAAAATACCAAAGGCCAAGTCGAAGCAGGATGAAGAAGCCCCTTACCTAAACATCCCCCTTTTCGACATGCACTTTGGCATAAGTGACTATGAGTATTATAAGCCTACGCAAGCGAGAATCCTACACTTTTTAGAAAAACCGAGAAAAGACGTTCTGTTCATAATTGGGCAAGATTTGTTTCACAACAATGATTTTCAAGGCCATACGGCTAGCGGCCGGGATATTGAGCGTGTAGACATGGAAAAAGCCTTTGAGGACGCCTGGAAATTCTATGCGCCGCTTATTGAGGCGGCCATCGAAAACAGTGAACAGGTGCATGTGTTTTATTCCATCGGAAATCATGACGAGTTTGCCGGATGGGCCTTTGTCAAGGCATTAGAAAAGCGATATAGCGATCAAGCGGTTTTTGACACACGATTCAAAGAACGAAAGGTCCATATGCTCGGCAAAAACTTCGTTGGCATGAATCATTCCGACAAAAAGAAAGCAATCCGGTTATCGGAAAATTTTTCGACTGAATTTCCTTTAGAGTGGTCACAAGCAACGACCAGGACGATTTATGTCGGCCATGAACACAAAGAGGAAGTGGTTCAGACCGTCAATGACGAAGGTGGTGTGGTAATCCGAAGGATGCCTACCGGGAATAAAGTTGATTCTTGGCATGATTCTATGGGATTTACAACCTCGCACAAGCGCTTTGAAATACAAGAATACAGCGAAACAAAACTGGAAGCAATTTACTATGTTTGAAGGATTTTGCCTCATTTTGTCGTATTGGGTAGACGGAAGGAGGCAAGTGTTATGGGTAGATATGATATTGCACAAATATGTTTAAATGGTCATGTAGTCAATGCTAGTTATAATAGTTATCCGGAGCACAACCAAAAATATTGCGTTGAATGCGGAGCAAAAACAATTATAAAATGTTTAAAATGTCAAACACCAATACGTGGTTACTACCATGTTGATACATTAATTGACCATTATACTCCACCTAAATTTTGTCATGAATGTGGAGAACCATATCCTTGGACTGCTAAAGCGCTAAATGCCGCAATCGAGCTTGCTGAATTAACCGAGAGGAAATGTTTTAATGCCATATCCTATTGAAATAGTGGTTTGGCGTCTTTTCGTTTCTTCCTCGTTGTCTTGAAAAATCCTTCCAGTTGTCAGACAATGAATCTATAAACAAAGATTAGGAGGTCTGACAATGGGAGAAAAAGAAAAACAACCGTTCTATAAACGTTGGTGGTTCATCTTGATAGCAGCAGTAATCGTCTTAGGCATTAGCAACATCATCAACAGCGATGATGAACCAAAAACAGAGAAAACAAGCACAAAGCCAAAGCAAGAACAGAAAGCAGAGAAGAAAAAGGATGAACCGAAAGAAAAGGTCATTGAGTTGAAAGAGGAAATTCCATTCGTAGACTTCACAGCAAAGATTCAACGAGTCAAAGTCAAAGGAGACAAACTTACCATCGTTTTAGATTGGACCAATCAATCAGAGTGGAATCCTGCACATTTCAGTTTGTTGGCAGGCATTGATGTTTACCAAGATGACGAAATACTTGAAATGACCAAAGGTGAAGAACGATTACTTAAACAAATCAAAAAAGATTCATTTGACGTGGTAGACTTGGAATATAAACTTGAAGATAACAAAACACCAATCAAAATAACGTTCATACCATGGAACGAATATGACGAGAAAAAGGAACTGACAATCGAAATAAATTAAGAGGCATTCACATCATCGTGAGTGCCTTTTTGTTTTGGAGTTGATACCGTGCAACGTTTGGATAAAAAAGGCGCCCACCGGGCTAACTACGAACGTAACAAGAAACGAATATTTGCAACACAGAATACGTGCGGTATATGCGGTCATCCAGTAGATTTCAGTCTAAAGCCACCACATCCAATGAGTGCAACGATTGACCATATCATTCCAGTTGCAAAGGGTGGACATCCATCTGATATTGATAACTTACAGTTGGCACATTGGACATGCAACAGACAAAAATCAGACAAGATTTTCAGACAAAAACAAGAGACAAAGCAAGCGATTGGAAATAGAGTTTTGCCACAAACTATAGATTGGATGAATTATAGGGAAAATCAGACAGAATCGAAAGAAACGAAAAAAACAGTGATTAAAATAAGGCGAAAACTAACGAAATAGGGGGGATGACCCCCCGCCACGGTCGCGCCCGGACTTCCCCGCCGTCACTGTGCAAATTTTCTCGCGCCATTTTTTTGAAAGGGGTGAAAATATGGAAGGAATCGAGTATCTGCGCAACAAGCTGGAACACTATCGACATGGCGCTTTGAAACGTCAGGAAAAATACGACATGAAGGACGAACCGTTCAATTTTGGCATCACAATTCCGCCGGAAATACGAAAGATGTTCAAAGCGACACTTGGTTGGTGCGCGAAAGCAGTTGACGCTATTGCGGATAGACTCGTTTTCAGAGGCTTTGATAACGACAATTTCAATCTAAACGAAATATTTCAATTGAATAGCGGGGATATTCTGACTGACGATGCAATTTTATCGGCTTTGATAAATTCATGCAGTTTCATCTATATTTCCGAAGGCGAGGATGGATTCCCCCGTTTACAAGTTATTCACGGTTCCGATGCAACCGGAGTTTTGGACCCAGTTACTCGTCTGCTCACTGAAGGTTACGCAGTATTGTCAAGGGACGACTACAGCAAGCCGGTTGAGGAACTGTATTTCACGGAGGAATATACGGAATACTTCGTTGACGGAAACCTGGAAGCAAGGTTCCCAAACCCTGCACCATATCCGCTATTGGTGCCGATCATTCACAGGCCAGATTCCAGCCGTCCCTTCGGCCGTTCTCGAATCACCAAAGCCGCTGTTTATTATCAAAATTACGCTCGAAGAACACTTGAAAGGGCGGACGTAACAGCGGAGTTTTATTCTTGGCCTCAGAAATACGTGGTAGGTTTATCGCAAGAAGCGGAACCAATGGAGAGCTGGAAAGCAACCATTTCTTCTTTCTTGCAATTTACGAAAGACGATGAAGGGCAATCACCAACATTGGGGCAATTCACCGTACCATCAATGTCTCCGTTCACAGAACAATTACGAACTGCTGCAAGTGGTTTTGCGGGAGAAACTGGATTAACGCTGGATGATTTGGGTTTTCCATCCGATAACCCATCGTCGGCGGAAGCAATCAAAGCAAGTCACGAAACACTTAGACTCATGGCAGAAAAAGCGAAACGAGATTTTGGACTTGGTTTCTTGAACGCTGGATATTTGGCTGCATGTGTACGCGACAATCTTTCATATCAACGCTATCAATTATACCAAACTAAGCCAAAATGGGAGCCGATTTTCAAACCAGATGCAAGCGCAATTTCAACCATCGGCGACGGTGTGAACAAAATCAATCAAGCGGTTCCAGGATTTTTTGGTAGAGAAACTCTAAGGGATTTGACAGGAATTGAAGGTGAAGACAATGGCAACTGATATTGTGCCAGAGTTGCTTGAAAAAATTGAAAGAGAATTCAATACCAAAATCAGCAGAAATAATAAAATACAAAGAGTACAACAAATGATTGAAAATGGAACAGCGACATATAAACAAGCATATGAATATGCTCAAGAAGTTGGAGAAGCGTTGGCGAGCGCACTTCAAAAACATATAAACTCAGAAATATTACCAGACGGACATATGTACTTTAACATTGCTGATAGAATATTAAACCCAACATTACAAACGAATCATATTTTGGTAGCAACGGTTTCCGCAGAAATACAAGAACTGTTAAACAGACAAGCAGGATTAGGTTTGAAAGGAATTCAGCCAGATTTAAACCGACCCAGAATTAAAAGTATTATCGAACGTATCGTACACGAAGAACTATTCGATGATGTTTCTTGGATAATCGGCGAACCGATTGTAAATTTTACTCAATCAGTAGTAGACGACACAATCAAGGCAAACTCAGAATTCCAATACCAGTCGGGATTATACCCGAAAATTATAAGATATGCGCAAGGATCGGAAACGTGTGAGTGGTGTAAAAAACTCGTAGGAACATATAAGTACCCAGACGTACCAGAAGACGTTTATAAAAGACACGATCGTTGTGATTGTGTAGTTGAATATGATCCCGGAGATGCTCGTCGTCAAAACGTTTGGACAAAGGAGTGGCGTTAGAAATGTAGAGGTGGTCTAAATGAGTGCAGAGGTTATTCCCATGAAACCGAAAAAAAGAATAGGTAATCAAACACCTACAAAATCAGTTATATTGCCATATCAACGGTCACACGGCAAAGACGCAATCAAACTATACGAAAAATCAGGCCGTATAGCGTTCGACTGGCAAAAGTTTTTAACTGATGCCATTCTTGCCATAAATGACGACGGCTTATGGGCACACATGACCTTTGGTTTTTCTGTCCCCCGTCAGAACGGGAAAAACGAAGTCGTGGCAATTCGAGAACTGTCTGGATTGTTTAGGGGCGAAAGAATACTTCATACCGCACATCGAACGACAACAAGCGCTGCTGCTTTCAATCGTTTGTTAGCAATTTTGGAAGAAATGGGTTTGGAAGAAGGCGAACATTTCCACAAAATCAAGGCGGCAGGTCGTGAACATATCGAACTTGTCGATGGCGGTCGAATAGATTTTCGTACAAGAACATCAACCGGCGGTCTTGGTGAAAGTTTTGACTTGCTTGTTATCGACGAGGCTCAAGAATACACGGACGATCAACGTTCGGCACTCATGTACACTATCGCCGCTAGTCCGAATCCGCAAACGATCATGATCGGAACGCCACCAACTCCAATATCAAGCGGTACGGTGTTCATGAAATATCGCGAAAATGTATTGTATGGCGCGCTCGAAGATTCCGGATGGGCGGAATGGAGTGTCGACAAAGAATCTGACCCGCGTGACAAGGAATTATGGTACCAAGCGAACCCGTCGCTAGGTTTAAGAGTTTCAGAACGTAACATTCAAGCGGAAGTCGGAAACGATGACTTGGATTTTAATATACAACGTCTTGGTTTGTGGATTCAATACAATCAGAAATCTGCCATTTCGGAAAATGAATGGCAAGCGCTACACGTCGACCGTTTACCGCAATTAAAAGGCAAGCTATTCGTTGGTATTAAATACGGACACGATGGCACAAATGTCGCGATGAGTATAGCGGTAAAAACGGAAGACGACAAAATTTTTGTCGAGGCAATAGATTGTCAATCGATACGAAACGGCAACGACTGGATACTTCATTTTTTACGAAACGCAGACATTCAAACAGTCGTGGTCGATGGCGCAAACGGTCAAAAGATTTTAGAAGACGCTATGAAGTTAGCAAAGTTAAAACCACCAATATTGCCAACGGTTCGAGAAGTAATTCAAGCAAATGCGATGTTCGAGCAGGCCTTATATCAACAAACGATTTGTCATAGAAGCCAGCCATCCTTATTCCAGGTGGTCACAAACTGTGAAAAACGGCCCATCGGTTCACAAGGCGGCTTTGGGTATAAGTCCCAAATTGAAGATTATGACATCGCACTTATGGAGTCTATGATTTTAGCGCACTGGGCATGCGCGGAAGCCAAGGAGCCTAAAAAGCAGAAAATAAGGTATTAACACGTCTAACGTTGTAGCGTTAGGCGTGTTTTTATACACCCGTCTTTTTAGCGCTTGTAGACGTAAAAGAACAAGGCGGTCCCCGTGGAACGTCACCCACGTAAAAAAAACGTAAACCAATGGAGGTAGTTACTGATGAAAAGAGAATTCTTGGAAGGTTTAGGCTTGGACAAAGAAACTATCGATAGAATCATGGCAGAACATGGAAAAACAATCCAAAACATAAAACAAGAGCAAGAAGCGTTTGAACAACTAAAAAATGAAAAGGAACAGCTAGAACAGCAGTTGCAGCAGTTAAATGACAAAATAACAGCGCAAGAAAAAGAGCTAAGCAGCGTAGAGGAATTACGCTCAAAGCTCAAAGCCTATGAACTCGAAAATCTGAAAATCAAGATTGCCAACCAGGCGGGCATACCGCTTGATTTGGCAAGCCGACTGAACGGAGAAACAGAAGAAGAAATCAAAGCTGATGCTGAGAAGTTGGCAAGCTTTGTAAACCAAAAGCCAACATTACCACTTAAACCTACAGAACCGCAAAACGTCGACCCAAAAGAACAGGCTTACTCAAAATTATTGGAAAATCTAGTTTAAGGGGATGATATTAATGGTATTAAATAAAGGTACGTTGTTCGATCCAGTTCTTGTTTCTGATTTGTTTAACAAAGTAAAAGGTGAATCTTCGCTTGCTAAATTATCGGGGCAAGAGCCTATTCCTTTCAACGGGCAAAAAGAATTCATTTTTACAATGGAGAATGAAATTGATGTTGTCGCTGAATCAGGTAAGAAGTCGCATGGTGGTGTTAGTTTAGAACCTATCATCATCACGCCAATCAAAGTAGAATATGGTGCGCGTGTATCTAATGAATTCATGATTGCCAGTGAAGAAGAACGAATCAATATTCTAAAAGCTTTCAATGACGGATTCGCTCGCAAGGTTGCACGCGGTCTTGACTTGATGGCGTTCCACGGTGTGAACCCGCGTACTGGACAACCTACAGCGGTTATTGGTAACAACAACTTTGACGCACAAGTCACACAGTCTGTAGCAACTGATTTAACTGATCCAAATGATAACGTAGAAGCAGCAATCGCAATGATTCACGCAACAGATAACGATGTAACAGGTATGATTATGTCTCCAGCTTTCCGTTCAGCGTTGGCACAGCAAAAAGACGCTCAAGGATTGCCGATGTTCCCTGAATTGGCTTGGGGTAATGCACCTACCGACATCAACGGATTACGTGTAGAAGTCAACCGCACAGTATCGGATATGGCTGCAAACAACGCCCGCGCATATGTGGGTGACTTTGCTAACTATTTTAAATGGGGCTATTCTAAGCAAATCCCGCTCAAAGTCATTGAATACGGTGACCCTGACAACAGTGGGAATGACCTACAAGGCTATAACCAAGTATACTTACGTGCAGAAGTGTTCTTGGGCTGGGGCATCTTAGACCCTGAAGCATTCGCGATCATCGTTGAGCAAGGCGCACAAGGGTGATGCAATTGAAACGTAAATACAAGCACAAGCGGACTGGGGCTGTTGTTTTCAGCTCCGGCCGCATTTTTGGTGAGAACTGGGTAGAAGTTGGAGAAGAAGAAAAAGAAGGTTTGCAGAAAAGCGTGGAGGGAGAGGAAAAAGAGGAATACGTAGAAGAAGAAGTCAACCTGGAACAAATGACAAAGTCCCAACTAATTGAATTTGCGAAGGAACATGGTATTGAGGTGAACGAAAGAGACACAAAAGCGGTGATTGTAGACACGATTGCTAAAGCCTTCGAGTAAGGCGGTGATATAATGGAACCTTTTGCAACGTTAGATGATTTGGCCAAGTTGTGGCGACCTATGACACCCGAAGAGAGAGAAAGAGCTGAAGAACTTTTGCCTGTTGTCTCAAACAGGTTAAGGCTTGAAGCACAGCGAGTGGGCAAAGATATCGACCAAATGATTGAGCAGAACGAAGCATACAAAGATGTCGTAAAATCCGTCACGGTTGACATCGTCGCGCGAACACTCATGACGCCGACCGACAAGGAACCGATGACGCAATTTTCGCAATCCGCGTTGGGGTACTCGGTTCAAGGGACCTTTTTAAATCCTGGCGGCGGTATTTTTATTAAACGAGACGAACTCAAGGCGCTAGGATTACGAACTCAACGCTACGGGGTGATGGAGATATATGAATATTAAAGGAATCACTGTCACCCTGATAAACAAAAAAGAGATTGGAAAAGACCCATTTGGTAATCCGATCTATGATGACGTGGAAATCGAAGTCGATAACGTACTTGTTAGCCCGGTTTCAACAGAAGACATCGTTCATACACTCGAACTTACGGGGAAAAAAGCTGTTTACACCTTGGCCATTCCCAAAGGTGACGAGAATGATTGGGAAGACGCTGAGGTAATTTTTTTTGGCGAACGTTGGCGTACGTTTGGATTCGTAACGCAAGGTATTGAGCATCTAATTCCTGGTGACTGGAACAAGAAAGTGATGGTGGAACGTTATGAGTGATTTAAGGTTTGAACTGAACAGAGCAGGCGTTGCGGAACTTATGAAATCAAAAAACATGCAAAAAGTATTAGAACGATATGCGACAAGGGCACGAAATAGAGCGGGCAGGGGCTATGAACAAGACCTTTATGTCGGGCGTAACCGCGCAAACGCTCGTGTTTACGCGATGACAAAAGAAGCGCAATCTGACAACTACAAAAACAACACACTTTTAAAGTCGGTGAGATAGATGATTGAAGTAACGGTTTATAACTATCTAAATAACGCCTTGTCCGTACCCGTTTATACGGAGTTGCCCAAAGAGAAACCTCAACGTTTTGTTGTTTTGGACAAAATCGGGAGTTCAAAAGAGAATTATTTGTCGTCATCCACGATCGCTTTTCAAAGTTACGCTGAAAGTAAATTTCAAGCTGCTTTATTAAACGAGCAAGTTAAAGAAGCAATTGAAAACATGGTTGTTATTGATGAAGTGTCAAAAGTGGAGTTAAACAGTGATTATAACTTTACGGATACAACAACAAAAGAATATCGCTATCAAGCGGTATATGAAATTTATCATTATTAGGAGGTTTTGAAAAATGGCAAATTCAGCTAATGTCACAGCGGCAAAACCGAAAGTAGGTGGGGCGGTTTATGTTGCGCCAGTAGGAACAACGTTGCCAACAGATGCAACATCGGCTTTGAACGCAGCGTTCAGAGGACTTGGATACATTTCAGAAGATGGTCTCACAAACGCAAATAGTCCTGAAAGTGAAGATGTCCAAGCATGGGGCGGAGATATTGTTTTATCAACGCAAACTTCAAAGCCCGATACGTTCACATTTAGTCTTATTGAAGGATTGAATGTTGATGTACTCAAATTCGTTTACGGCGACGACAACGTTACTGGAGACTTGGAAACAGGAATCACTGTCAAAGCAAATTCAAAAGAAGCTGAAGAACGTGCTTTAGTCATTGACATGATTCTGAAAGGCGGCGTATTGAAACGGGTTGTTATCCCACGCGGAAAAATTTCAGAAATCGGGGAAATCGTATATAGCGACAGCGAACCAGTAGGCTATGAAGTCACTGTATCAGCGTTCCCAGATGAAGAAGGAAATACGCACTATGAATATATTCAAAAACCAACAGGCGGTAACGGAGGAGTTGAAGGGTAATGATTGAAGGAAAAACGAAATCAGGATTTAAATATAAAATCCCAAAAGAAAACCTTGATAACTACGAATTAGTAGAAATTATCGCAGAAGCTCAAGAAAATCCGTTATTATTCCCAAAAATGGTTAATCTGTTACTTGGAAAAGAGCAAACCGAAAAGTTAAAAGAACATTTACGGAACGAAAACGGAATTGTTTCAACGGAAAAAATGTCTCAAGAAATCATGGAAATCTTTGAAAATCAAAAAGAAACAAAAAACTCCTAGCCCTCGCCAGAATGATAAGTGAAGACGAAGAAGCACTTATTTGCGATTTAGCCGAAACGTATCAAATTTATGATTATCGACAGCTACCTCCGACGCAGGTAGCTGTTTTTTGTTTAGGCTTAAGAGAAGACTCACGAATCAAAATGAAACTGAGTGGTCAAACGGTACCGTTAGAAACAATGCTGCTAGCTGGGATTTATGACAGGCTTAGTATTCTTGTATGGTTCCAAACGAAGGATGGCCAAAAAGGCATAAATAGACCGACTTCGTTGACTTCATTGCTGTTGAAAAAAGAGCAGGAAAACGACATCGTCGCATTCAGTTCTGGCGAGGAATTCGAACAAATGAGGAAGCGCCTCATTGGAGGTGAGTAAATGGCTATTGAATTGGGTAAAGCGTATGTCCAGATTATGCCATCCGCAAAAGGTATAAGTGGCAGTATCCAAAAAACATTAGCACCGGAAGCAACAGCGGCAGGAAAGAGCGCAGGAAGAAATATTGCAACCGCAATAGCAGATTCGCTTAGCAAAGCTGGTAGTACAATGACAAAATATATCACTACACCAGCTTTGGCTGCTGCAACTGCGGTATCAGGTCTTGTTGGTGCGCTCGGATTTAAACGTTTGGTAGGGATGGACGAGGCGCGCGCGAAACTAAAGGGATTAGGGATTGAAGGTAAACAACTAGAAATCGTGATGGAAAGCGCGAAAAACGCCGTAAGAGGAACTACTTTCACAATGGCTGAAGGTGTAAAAGTTGCTGCAGGAGCTTTAGCGGCAGGAGTAAAAGAAGGTGCTGAACTAGAACGCTACATTAAGTTAGTCGGTGATGCCGCAATTGGTGCCAACGCTCCTATTGACGAAATGGCTCAAATTTTTAACCGAATTCAAGGTACGGGGAAAATCACTCGCACTGAATTGGATATGTTGGAGTACCGTTTACCCGGCTTCACCAATGCGATGATGGAACATGTTGGCGTAGGTTCGCGAGAAGCCTTTTACGAAATGGTGCGTTCCGGCAAAGTCAGTACCGATGACGTACTGAACACCATGGAAACATTCGCTGGCGGCATGGCAGCTGCTTATGCTGAAACCTGGAGCGGATTAAAGAAAAACGTACTATCCAACATCGGAATAATCGGTGAAGCCCTTCTCGAAGGTCTATTCGAAGACGGTAAAAAAGGATTAGCAGAGTTTCTTGACTATCTAAGAAATTCAGAAGGCTTAAAAGAATGGGCAAGAGATACCGGAGAAACGCTAAGAAACGTATTTTCTACAATTGTTGAATCTGTCAAATACGCTATTAACTGGTGGACTAACTTAGATGGCAATACCAAAAAATTAATTTTGACATTAGCAGGAATAGCCGTAGCAATTGGACCAGTTTTAACAATCATAGGTAAGATGTTAGGAACAATATCTACATTGATTGGAACTATTGGTTCGCTAAGTAAAGGATTAACAGCTATGAAAGGCGGATTCATGGCTGCTAAAGCAGGTGGAGTTGTTGCATCTGGAGCAATGGCAAAACTGGGCGGAGTAATAGCGACATTATTAGGACCGGTAGGATTAATAATCGGCGCAATCGTTGGATTGATAGCATTGTTTACTGTACTTTATCAAAAAAATGAAGGTTTCAGAGATTTAGTTCAAACAGTTTGGGAAAAAATAAAAGATGCGATATCAACAGCTATACAAGCGGTGTCGGACTTCGTAATGGATATTTTTGGATTTTTGGTCGATTGGTTCAACGAAAACAATGAGTTGATAAAAGAAACTGTACAAATTGTTTGGGAAAAAATACAAGAAGTTATCACGAAGGTATTGGACGTCATTGTTCCAATCATACAGACCGCATGGGACGTCATAAAAATTGCGACAGAAACCGTATGGAATATTATTAAAACCGCAATTGAAACAGTTATAAACGTGATAATGAGCATTATTAAAACAATCATGCAGATCATAACTGGTGATTGGGAGGGCGCTTGGGAAACGATAAAGGATACTGTTTCTAAACTACTTGGCGGGGTAAAAGACATTATTTCCAATTTACTGAGTGGTGCTTTTGACATTATCAAGAAAATACTGAGCAACATTAAAGAAAAATTTTCTGACATTTTTAACGGCTTAAAAGACGCAGTAAGTGAAGCGTTTGAAAATGTTAAAAAAGCGGTATCTGATGGAATTGAAAAAGCTCTAGATGTTGTTATAAACATCAAAGACAAATTTAAGGAAGCCGGAGGGAACATTGTTAAAAGCATTGCAGATGGAATAAAAGGCGCAATTGGAAAAGTTACTGATGCAATTGGCAATGTTGCTCAAAAAGTACGTAACTTTTTACCGTTTTCTCCACCTAAAGAGGGTCCTTTAATCGACATCATGGACGTAAAATGGGGGGAAACAATTGCAGCAGGAATTTTAAAAGGCGAAAATCAAATTGCTAGAGCGATGGAACGAGCGCTTGATTTTGATTTAACAAAGAAAGCTACTTTTAACGTAAATAGCAACCAAACACCACATTTAACTACACAACAGCAACCACAACCACAACCAATTGTTTTGCAAGTAGATGGAAAAACATTCGCGCAAATCATTGGTGACTACACATCAGCAGAAGGTGGTAACAGAATCAGAAGAATTGAAAGGGGGCTTGCTACTTGAGGTACGGCATAACATTTAACGGAAAACATTCTTATCGTGATTTTGGGATAACGATAGCGGATAAAAATGTAGGTTATCCAGAAAAACAAAAAATAAAAGTACAAGTCCCTTTTTCTAATATCGAATATGATTTTAGCGAAATATATGGTGAGCAAACTTATACCCATAGAACATTAGAATATACACTTAACGTCGTAGATTTAACCAAACAAAACACAACCGAATCTATCAACATATTAGAAACCCAACTATCAAATTGGCTTTTAGTAGGTGGAGGAAAAAGAAAATTATACGACGATTCCATGCCAGGATATTATTATCTCGCGGAAGTGGAAGGCGGACTCGATTTTGACGAGTTATGGAATCATGGCACTTTAACAGTTCAGTTTACAGCTTATCCTTTCATGATTAGTGAATTCCCTGAAGGTCACGACCTTTGGGATGAGTTCAACTTTGAGTTGGATGTCGCACAAGTTACTGATTTTACAGTCAATGGCACATTAGACGTTATCCTTTACAATGTCGGTACTCCAAGTGTGACACCTACCATTGAGGCAAGCGCTCCAATGGACATTATTAAAGACGGGGTAACCTATAAAGTACCTGTTGGTAAAACTAAGAGTGATGATTTTATTTTATCTCCTGGCGAAAATAAATTGGTCATTAAAGGTAACGGTACAATCAACTTTCTTTTTTATAAGGAGTTGATTTAATGTACAAGGTGACAATTGTCAATGATGGTGTGGAGACGGTTATTCATAGCCCTTTTATAAACGGTCACAAGTTAGAAACTGGAGTAATAAAAAAGGAAATTAATAAAATTGACAGTTTTGAAATGTCGTTTTATTTAAACAATCCTGCTTACGGTAAATTAAAACCATTTAAAACATTGATAAATGTATTGAATACCAAGACAGGCAAATATGAATTTGAAGGACGTGTACTTAGGTTAGAAGGAAGAATGACTGAAGACGGACTTCATACATTCTCGTGGATATGTGAAGGGGAATTAGGTTACTTGCATGATTCTCAGCAAAAGCATAGAGAATGGAGAGGTACTCCAAAAGACTTATTTATTAGTCTATTAAACTATCATAATTCACAAGTTGAACCGCATAAACAATTTGAACCTGGTATTTTTGAAGTCACAAATACAACAGACAATCTCTACGTATATACATCTGCAGAAAAAACGACGTTTGAAGAAATTGAAGATAAGATTCTCAATCGAGTTGGTGGAGAGTTGCGAATCCGTAAAGAAAATGGAGTCCGATATTTAGATGTCCTGGAACGCATCGGGGAAGATAAGCAAACGGAAATACGCATCGCTAAGAATTTAAAAAGCATTAGTCAAAACGTTGATCCAACAGAGATTATTACACGTTTGACACCGCTTGGTGCACGAATCGAGAGTGACGATCCAGAAGCAACTGACGCTAGTCAAGCACGTTTGACGATCGAAGAAGTGAACAATGGCATTCCTTACATTGATAGGCCTGACTTGATCGCTGAATTCGGAATACAAGGAGGGGCGGTTGTATGGGATGATATCACATTGCCAGAAAACCTGTTAGCCGCGGGACAAGGATGGCTTAATGAGCAAAAGGTTGTGTTGGTACAGTATGAAGTATCTGCGCTGGATTTGTCCCTTATCGGTTTAGACATAGATTTTTTTGATGTTGGAAACAGTTACCCGGTTAAAAATCCAGTTATGAATATAGACGAACGGCTAAGAATAATTGGTAAAACAACAGACATCAACAATCCGCAAGAATCGTCGCTTAAAATCGGCGATAAATTCAAGACACTTGATGAATACCAGCATGATGCAAACCGAGCGGCAAGACGGGTCATTGAGCTTGAAAGCATTATCTCCAGTCAATCCCAACGAATCGGACAACTTTTAAATCAAATAGGCAATGTAAATAACGAAATTGACAACGTTAAGAATGTCATTGAGAATGCAGACTTAGAAGAATTACCGAATGCAATAAACAGCCTTGAACAAGCGATTAAAGACTTAAATGAAGCGTTGGATAGCATACCAATATATGACTTGGCTACACCAACGCAAGATGGATTAATGGCAGCTACTGACAAAGCGAAACTTGATTTAATCACGATAACGCAAGCAATTAATCTGGATGATCTAAAAGCAAAGCTGGATTTATTGAGCATTACTCAACAAATTGATTTAGACCAACTATATCAGGATGTACAAGACCTTAAAAATAGTTAGGAGGTCTTTTTTTTTATGTCTAAAACCATAGCTGAAAGGCTAAAAGAATTGGCTGAAATGATAAGCCAAAAAGCAGATGAAATACGGAACAAAACACAAGGAGTTGATGTAAATGGCAATCCCGGAAACAATCAAGAAACTGGCGAATGATATTCGTACGAAGATTTATGGACGCGAGGTTCGGGAGGCTTTGGCGCAGGGGATTGAAGCGGCTGGGGATTTAGCAGACAAAGCAAATACAAAATCAGAAAATGCAGTTTACCAAGTTAATAACATTCAAGCTCAAGTGAATCAACTTGTTGTCGAGGGAGATTCGAGCGTTGAGGCGGCGCAGGCGCGCGTTGACGCTGACGGAAATGTGTTTACGACGTTGAAGGAAAGGTTGGATACAAAAGAAACACAATTTGCGAATAAAATTAGCATTTTAAAGAACACGTTTGTTAGTGTAGAAGAATTTGGAGCAGTTGGAGACGGAATTCAAGACGATTATCAAGCAATACAAAATGCTTTAGACTATGCCGGAAACAACGGAATTCGTAAAGTGGTATTTCAAAAACGTTCATACAGAATTACGAACATTTTACAAGTCCCTTCCGGCGTTGAAATAGACGGAAATGGAGCAACACTTCTTTTTGATAACGTGAATAATCTTGTAATCAATCCACAAAATAATCGTTCGTCTTGGTTCGGCATGATAAATATTCACGGAGAATTAACAACTTTGAAAACTGATATAACTAGTTACCAGTCTGTGTTGTATAAAGAAGATATTGATTCTCTGCGAGTAACAAAATCGAACAATTTTCTTGGAAAATGGGGAGTGACTGATGCTTCTATTTTTTCCGTTGGAGATTTTGTTGTCATTCAGGTACCATTCAGACCTAACTCAATTAATGAATTAATTCCTGTTGCAGAAGTATTAGCGAGGATTGAATATATCAGCGGAAACTATATCTATACTGACTATTATTCCCCGTACGATTGGAGCAACTATACATTTGTACCTGGTAAGGATATCCTTATAAAAGTCAATCCCAAAAAGAACGTATATATTCACGATATCGTTTTAAAAGATGACGCAAATATAAACAATCGCGGTACGCTAAGCAATCCGACGGGAGATGCACCAAACCGATACTTATATCCTTGCGGTGTCGGTGTAGCATATGCATATAATGTCAAGGTAGAAAATGTGGTGGCTGATGGTTTGGTATTCTCCGGTGTAACACATTATTTTACTCATTCGTGCAGCACGAAAAACCTCGAAGTTGTCAGCCCAAAATCATTAGGCGGCGGCGAGGGTTATGCAACGCAAAATATGAACGTCATGAATTTGGTTGTCGAACAAGTTCGATCATTTGGAGCGCCTAGACATTTAGTGGATATTTCGTCGGGGTACTTTTGTAAAATTCGTGATTGTATCGCGCAAACCACAACCGCAGGGGCATTTGACTTACATGGCGAGGGTGAACATCATATCGAATTTGAAAATTGCGTCGGCGGTTTTCGGTTTGGTAATAGTCTGCAATTCTTCAATGAGTTGGGGCATGGAATAACTGTTAAAAAGAGTAAAATTACCCTGCATGCGCTTGGTTATTATACAAACGTAAGATTTGAGGATTGCGAAGTCACACTTAACGGTTGGACATCTACAGATAAGAATAACACAAGTTACCCAGAGTTATATTCACCACAAGTAAAATTCGAAAATTGTGTTTTATATATAACACAAGGTTCGAGTAAATTTAGTTGCCAAAAAAGAGGGACAAACATAAATAGTTATTTTGAAATGAACAATTCACGGGTAAATTTAGCGAATAATTATAACAGCTATACATTTATGGAAGTAAGAGATTATGACCGAGTTAATATACAAAATAATGATTTGTGTGGGTTGAAGGGATGGGGTTCGATTGCGATCATAGATAGTAAAAAAGCATTTGTCGATAATAATATACTTGAAGATGGGATTGTTTTCGTATATGTTCAAAATCTTAGAGATTTTATCGATTATACGATTTCAAGAAATAAATTCATTTATACTGATTACTTTAATGATAAGAACTTGGCAAATTACCAGTTTATCATTCGCGATGATTTTCCGGGCTGCAAAGGAATTGTAAGAATCCGAGAAAATACTGTTGAATCTAAACAAACAACATTTCCGAAAACCCTTTATTTTATTGATCTCGGCAGATATGACAACAGCGGAGCGGATATAGATTTCGACATTAGCGGCAATTGCTTGAAATCAGGAGTATCAAATGCTTTGGGGTTTAGATTTGATTTGCGAAATACGAGATGCAGATATACATCATCCGGAAACGTTGTTCAAGGTACGATCAAAGTTGAAGAATACAGCGCTTTACCCGATGAAATTTACAAAAAATCGGTTCTTCGTTCTTCGTTGCAACACGCGTCCAACGGCTCTGGGGCTAGTGCTGGGTATGTAAAGGTTGGAGAATTCACGGTTGAAAACGCCGGGCATGTTCATTTCGCCTTTGATTGGCTCGCTGCACAATCAGCGAATCCGAGTTCCGGGCGTGTGGTCGGTATGGTCGATGTCAACCCATTAGGCTCAACCCCGACAAATGTAAAAATTGTAAACACAAAATTTGGTGCAACGAACCAAGTTAATGGAACAAACTGTATTCTTGTCCAAACCGCCATATCACCAACGTCCCATACTTTCGCAATATATATGTATATTCCGGCGTGGACGACATTTGTGTTTTCTCCTGTTTTGAGCTACAATATAGCAATTTCGTGGAGTCAAAATAAGGATGTAATCAGAACCCTCCCAACTGGCACACAATGGTCAGGGATTGATGCTAACGTATAAATATACGTCAATACATCAATGAATACCAATTATAAGCAACAGTAAAAAAGAAATGGAATTAAACAGGAATCAATCGTAGTCATTTTAAATGACGCTTTTATAAAAAGCGAGGTGATACCTTGCTAAAAGTCTACGATCAGAATATGAAGTCAATCGGCATTTTGGAAAATGCTTTTGATGCCGGAATCGAAAGACGCGCCAACGAACTTTGGACCGCGTCTTTTTCAAAAGAAAAGAAAGAAAGCTCCGCATGATTGCGGGGCTTTTATGTTGGTTGGGGTGATTATATGACGGTAGAAGTTGGAATAGTAGTCGCTGTATTATCCCTAATTATTGCCTTTCAGTCTTATTCTCTAAACAAAACAAAATTAATAAAGAACGATGGACAAGAAAGTGCGGAATTGAAAGCTGAGTTAGGCTATATACGGAAAGGGGTTGATGATATTAGGATTGATTTAAAGGCAAATGAAAAGCAAATGATCGCCTTAGGTGAACGTATTACAAGGGTAGAGGAAAGCAGTAAACAAGCTCATAAAAGAATTGATAATTTAGAAAGGGAGTTGGATAAAAGTGTTTGAAATTTACGACGTTGCGATTATTCCGTTGATTTTGGGCCTTGTGGAGTTATTTAAACGTGGGGGATTGCCTGCAAAATACTCTCCGTTTGTCGCTGTGTTATTTGGCCTTGTAATTGGGATTGTGTACACCGATGCATCGCTAAAAGAATCAGTAATCGTTGGATTAATGCTAGGTCTGTCGGCTAGCGGTTTGTATAGCGGAACGAAAAATATGATTGAAAAAAGGAATGATGAATAATGGTTGAGATCAAAAAGAATCTTGTGCCGGTTAATAAATATAGTATTAAATGTCCATATAAAATGGTTCCTGAATATATTACGGTGCATAACACGGCAAATGATGCACCTGCTGAAAATGAGATTGCGTATATGATTCGAAATAATAACGCAATCTCTTTTCATTTTGCAGTGGACGATAAAGAAGCCGTACAAGGTATTCCGCTTGACCGCAACGCATGGCATGCGGGAGACGGCGCGAACGGCACAGGAAACCGGAAATCGATCGCTATTGAAATTTGCTATTCGAAGTCGGGCGGTGAACGCTATAAGAAAGCGGAACAAAACGCAATAGAACTGATTGCGCAGCTATTGAAAGAACGAGGATGGGGCATAGATCGTGTGAAAAAACACGAGGATTGGTCCGGGAAAAAATGTCCGCATCGCATTTTGTCGGAAGGCCGATGGAATGAATTTCTGAAAGAAATCGAAAAATTACTGAAAAACGAACAAAAAAATGAGGATTTGAATGTATATGTCGTCAAAAAAGGCGATACACTTTGGGGTATATCGAAAAAATACGGGATGACCGTTGAAGAATTGAAAAAGCTGAACGGACTGAAATCTGACCTAATTCATCCTGGAGATAAGTTGAAGGTGAGTAACAAAGCAGAACAATCTAAAAAAGAGACGTCAAAACAAACCAATAAAGATTTTGTTGTTGGCCAAAAGGTGAAAGTGAAAACTTCCGCCCAAAAATACGCGACCGGCCAATCCATCCCGGAATGGGTAAAAGGGCGGACGTACACGGTGCAGCAAGTCAAATCTGATAGGGTGCTGCTCAAAGAGATCGTGTCTTGGGTCTACAAAAAGGACGTGCAATAAAAACGAGGGGCCATGTGCCCCTCTTATTTTATTTGCTCACGATTTATGCCCGCCGATCAGCCCGGCGCGGATCCGCCCCGTTCCGGCCTCCGTGTAGGACACGGCCCGGAGCAGCGATCCGGAACCGTATTTCCGGCGGATGC